TAGGTGCCTTCCTCCTTCAGCCGTGCGCGCTCATCATGCAGCAGCTTTTCAGCATCGAAGTCGACAGTTGCCAGCGCTGCAAGGGTCTCTTCAATCTCAACGATGTCTGCCTGTCGGGTGGTATTCCACCGCTCAACGCGCGCATCAGCTTCGCGCACCTGCTTCTTGTGCAGGTCAATGGCCACCTGCTGCTGGGCACAGACTGCCTCAGCGATCTTGATGTCCTGCTCGGTCGACTTCAGCTTCTCCTTGAGCAGCTTTGCCTTCTCGGACAGCATCGTGATATTGAAGAGCTCCTCAATCTGGTTGCGCTGCTGGTGGATGGGCAGCTGCAGGAAGGCCTGTGAGTTGCCGGAGAAGATGACCGTCTTGGTGAAGAGGTCGTAGCTGATGCCAACGATGTCCTCGATTAGCGCGTCACACTCGGTTACACCTTTGCCTGGCGTGATGTCCTCACCATCCTTGCGGATCTCAATGCGGTAGTCCTCACCCCGTGCACGATAGATGTCATACTCGATGCCATCCTTCTCGAAGCAGAGGCGTACCTCCATCAACGTGTTCTTGGTGGCGTTAGTGCTGTTGATGAGCCGCTGCAGAGAGATGCTGTCGAAGGGCTTGTTGTAGAGGGCGTAGCAGACCGCGTTGATGATGGTCGTCTTGCCTGCACCGTTGGACCCGCCGACGTCGATGTTCTCACCGGTCACTGTGACGGTGCCCTGGTCATTCAGCTCGATGATCTGAGGGGCGTTGCCGAAGCTGAGGAAGTTCTTCAGCTCCAGCGTCTTGAAGATCAGTGGGATGCTCATGTCGTTACGATGGTGCAGTCAGTGCCGACTGATGGGCTAAAGGTACCGGCCGTTTGAATGGCCAGCTTGATGGCTTCGCGTGCAGCAGTATCGTTTTTGGGGATGCCAGAAAGGCTCATGTTGGTCTGCATTGAACTTACAGCGTACTCATATCCCGAGCCACAGCTGTTGAACCCCTTTACTGAGCGCAGCACGCTGAAGTCATCCTGCATCTCCCACAGCTGGCTCTTGATGCCGATCAGGCAGTTGCCACCCTTGTCGTACTCAGCCTCCTTCAGCACCTTCTTGATGTCAGGGATCAAGACGGCGATGAGCCAACGATAGATCTCGCTCTCATCATTGGGCACCACCGGATCAGGCACCACGTGCTCGATCAGCTGGCCGAAGCGGTAGCTTGTCGTGTAGCCGAAGACCACGCCCTTCTTGCTGAAAACCTTCGAGGTAGTATGCATTACCTTGTGGTTCCAACCGGTGCCCTGGACATCACCGCCAATATAGACGCGTCCGTCATGCTCGAGACCTACAATACATGTCACCGTGCTGCCCCTTTTCGGCCCATTACATAGCCATTGTTTAGAAACTGATCAACCTCGCCGATCAGAACGCCCTTGTTGATGATGCCGTTGTTCATCCACTTTCTTCCATAGTTTGGGTTGTTTGCACCTTTTGAATGGCCTGTCACAGCATAAGTTGTTACTCGCTTGGCTTTGGCGGCAGGAAGCTTTGCTGCTTCTGTGGCTAATCGTTGCGTGGTGACCAGACGCAATTTCTCCTCTGGCGTGGCCGCCATGCGATGTGCCTTGTTACCAGCCGATTTACGCGCACTCATCTCCACCGCGAACACGGGATCGCGGGAGGCTTTCGCAGCTGTGGCTCGGCCTCCTCCTTTATGAAAGGCTGCCTTGTGTTCAGGACTGAAGAAGCCACCACCACCAATGTTGCCTCCCTGTCCACCTGGCGCCAGGTTGAGGCATAGCGGATTGGTAAGCACGTCTTCTGTGAGTTCCTGTTGCTCTAACCGTCTGAGATCTACTTCATCCATCCCAAACTTTAGGATCTCGCGGCGATGCGCACCCTTCCCGTGTGCCTTCACAGAGGCCTTGATGCGATACCCACTCCCAAGGTACCCATCATCTAAGTTCAGCGTGCTGTGCTTCCCGATGTAGAATGCACCGTCCTTGACGCGTGTTGTCTTATAGATGAAGAATACCCGCTCAGTCATGATAGTTCCTCGTAAAGTTTGATGAGTGTCTGCGGGTCAATGGTCGGTGAAGGCGCTACACCTTCGGTGATCAGCTTACGAACCGTGTTGTCGAGAGAGGTCAGATCGATCTCACCCTCGAGCTCCAGTCCTTCAGACAGCAGCTCTTTGCGGGCTGTGAGATCCTCCTCAACTGAGAACTCACGAAGCTGCAGACCAGTCAGCATCTCCTCGCGCAGCGCCTGTACATCTGAGTAGCCGATGTCCATGTCCAGTAGACACCGCACGCGACTGCGTGGTGGGAAGGCGCAGTCACCTTCAAGCACTCGGCTCAGTCGGGTCTTGAAGAAGAGCGGTGCATTCTCCCAGTCATGGAACCATACATCGTCCTTCACCACATCAAACATGCAGCAGCCACGCTCTTTGTCACCAGCATCACCGAAATTGGTCGGGAAGGTGTTGCCGATGTAGATGATGTTCTTGTTGGCCTGTCGCTTGTGGAAGTGACCACTGAAGATGTGCTTCGGCTTCGAGAAATCATCTGCATCTGGACCATGCTCCATCTTGCGATCAGCTCCGGTCACCACGAAGTCGCGAAACTCGAAGTGTCCCATCACATACGGGTAGGAATTGATATCCTTGACCAGCGTCGGGTACTCATCCTTGAACAGGTAAGGTGCTGCGAAGATGTCCTTCGTGATCTTCATTGGCTCGCTGACCACCAGAAAGTTGGCCAGGTCGCTGAACATGTCCGTCGAGAAGATGGTTCGGTTGGCGCGGTGGTAGAGGTCATGGTTACCCACGATCCAGATGATGGGAACACCGACTGCGTTCAGGCGACGACATGCTTCAGTGGCATGCTTCATCGTCCGTACGTTGATGGCGTTACGGTTCTCGAAGAAGTCGCCGAGGAAGGCGATACAGTCTACCTTCTCCTTCTTGCACATGCCGATGAACCAGTCGATGTACTCGAGGTTGTCGAGATTGTGCAGATCAGAGTTGTTGCGGGCGCCGAAGTGAATATCAGTGAACATGCCGATCTTTTTGATCGACCGATAGTCGCCAAGGCACATCCCTTCGCCTATCCGGGCATTCAGCCCGCCAGTGAGCAGCTGGTCCATGCTCACTCCGCGGTAGTGGATGACCGGAATGCTGTGTCGTCAGAGGTCTTGCCAGCGCTCTTTGACCGCTCTTGGAAGGAGAAGGATGGATTAGCACCCTGGTCCACCAGCATGGTGTCACGGATATCACGCTGCTTCTTCTCATCAGCAAGATACTGAAGGAAGGATCGATAGGCGGCAGTGGTGTAGAAGGCGAAGGGGTTGTCCGACTTGGTTGGATCGAACTTGTACCAGTTGGCGCACAGGTTGACCACAGCGAAACTCACCATGTCCTCTCGAAATGAGTAGCCGCCGAAGGATGGGCTGTGCGAGTAGCGCTCGGCGATCATCCAGAGATACTTTGCAAGCTTCGAAGAAAGCTTGCGGCCGTTTTCCTTGTCAGCCGCGATGGCTTCAAGGAGCTGGGCGTTCGTGACGTAATGGCCCTTTGTCGTGGTGGACTTTGGCTTTTTGTAAACTGTGGGCTTCGTCGCCATGGTATTCCCTTCTTACCGGGTGTTAGAGGCGACGCGATAGAATGATTGTATCACCACCTGCCTATTTATCTGGACGAAAGGGTGATTGGTAGGCTTCGGACCAATCCATAAATACCTCAACCCTCCGGAGAAACGATGACTGACCTGATCTACGAAGCTGCTGAGACTGTCGGTGAGCAGACGCACCGTGCCGTGGTGGCAGTAGGACGCTTCCAACCGCCCACCCGCGGACACTACAAGGTGATGGGCGCCATGAAGGCCTTCATTCGGGACAACCATGACCTCAACCTGGCGGTGCAGCCGGTAGTGGTTATCGTGGCTGGTGAGAAGACCGGAGCTGACAAGACGAAGAACCCTCTGACCGCCGATGAGCGCAAGAGCTTCATGGAGAGCTCCGGCAACGCCAATGGTGTCAAGTTTCTCATTGCTGGCTCAGCCTTTGCCGCCTTCGAGGAGGTCCGGAAGGCTGGTTTCGAGCCAATCGCCATCGCCGCAGGCACCGACCGTGCAGCAGGTTACCTGAAAATGCTCGACAAGTACTTCACCAAGGCTGATGGCACACCCATCAAGCACATGGTTGTCCCTGGATTAGAGCGAGATCAGGATGATGACGTCAACGATGGTGATGATGCCTTCGACATGATCATCCGCATGATCAACGACGGTGACGAGGTTGATGATGCGCAGATCAGCGGGTCGCTAGCCCGCTACGCAGCCAAGAAGGGTGAAGCCAAGGCCTTTGCCTACATCGTCGGTCTGGAGAAGAAGCCGAAGCTGGCTGAGAAGCTCATGAGCAAGATCGTTGGGGCCGTCTGATGGGTCTCTTTGACAACCTCATCAGCAATGTCAGTAGCCAATTACCAACTGCTGTGGGTAATGGCTTGGGCGATGTGGCAACAAAGGTGCAGGAGGCATCTTCAAGGATTACGTCGATGTTCGGTGGAGCCGGACCATTCTCAAAGGTCGCCTCGATCAAGGAGACAGTCAACGAGGGGGCGGCAAAGTATCAGTTGCTGGCTTCGCAAACTGCCACTGGCGCAGCCGCGAAGTTTGCGGCAAGCAATCCATTCAGCTACAACGCTATCACTGGCAAGACCGCAGAGCAGGTAACCCAGTCACAGCTTGAGGCTGATGCAACTGCAGCACAGATCAAGCGCCTCTCAGATACCATCGCAAACGACCACTATGTTCAGCTGACTGAGATCGGTGGGGAGAACAATGAAGCGGTAGTCTTCTTGAACATGCCCGATATTGCCGAGAGCCGCACTGTCGAGTATGAGGCTGTCGCACCTCCTCAGTCACCAGCGGCCTTTCAGAAGTACAAAGGCACAGCATCGGTGCAGTGGACACTGAATGCTACCCTCACGAGCCGTACCACCGAAGAGGCTTCTATCAATCTGTTGTTCATGAACCGGCTTCGTGGCTGGACTATGCCGTACTTTGGTGACCGTAGTTCTGGAGCCAATGGGAACAGGTTAGGTGCACCACCACCCGTGCTGGAGCTGAAAGGCTGGCGCAAGCAGATGGTAGGTCCGGTGCCAGTGGTAATCACCAGCCTGAACTGGACATTCCCACAGGACGTCGACTACATTCCAGCAAATGAGCTGGGCGGTGGTGAGAAGCTCATTCCATTCCCAACCGTGCTGAAGGTCTCCATCACCATGGTAGAGACCTTCTCTACCGGCCAGATGAACAGCTTCGATCTCGATGAGTTCCGTATGGGCAATTTCTACGAGGCGTGGCGTACTGACTACACGGTCTTAAATGAGCTGAACAATGCAAAGACTAATGGCAATCAGGCACCTGCACCAGAGGAAGGTCAAAAGATATCTCCAAGTGCTGCATCATCACCGGGTGTAGCTAAGTTACCGGCGCAGGCTCTGGTTGCGGCCGGGGCAGCTTCTGCCAAAGCAGAAGCTGCAGCCTTCAATGCAGCTAATGCCGCCAGGAAGATTAGCGAGGCCGCTACCAATACAGGTAACACAACTATATCGTCACCGACTGTGTTGAATGCGCTACCCCCAGCTGCAGCCGCTGGCGCACCGAAATTGGGTAAGTAATGGCAGAGACTAACAGCACGCTCATTCGGTCTTCGCGCTATGTAAGTGGCGGGACCACAGAGGTCAATGCGACTGCCATCGAATGGTGGGACCGGCTTTACTTCACCTCAGCACCTGACGATACACTCTACGTGGTGCCGAAGTCACAGGCTGGCCGCCTTGACACCATCGCAGCTCAGCTGCTTGGTGAGCCCCGTTGGTGGTGGATCATTGCGATGCACAACAACATCCTTGACCCAGCCCTTGAGGTAGTTGAAGGTACCGCGCTCTACGTCCCATCAGTAGAGCGCGTCAAGACTGCCCTGTCGGGAAAGACCGGCGGTGTGCCATCGCAACGTGAGTTAACACCCTCTATTCTGCCAATCGTATGACCGTTAGCCGGCTTCCTAATCCTCTCGACAACTTTTCGAGTTACTCGACGCACTTCGTCATGCTTGCATGTCGGACCACCGAGGCTGCTCGAGACTTTGCTGAATCAGCAAATACAGATACGCTTCAGGCCATCAACGACACCAACTATCTAGGCGAAGCGGTGAAGTGGAACAGCTCAGTGCAGGATGTCTACCTCGTGTTGGACACCCGGCGCTTCTCACAGTTTACGGTTGAGAAGTTCCACAACGAGGTTTGGATCAATGGCATGCAGACAGGCGCGGCTCACGGCAACCTGTCTACCAAGATCACGATGACCATCATTGACAGCGTGGGCATCTCCTTCACCAACTACCTGCAGTGGCTGCTCGACACCAAGATGCAGTGCGGCTTCGATGGCATGATCTTCATGCTGCGTGTCCTGTTTGTTGGTCACAATGAAGATGGGTCTGGCACTGAGATCGTGCAGACCGTTACCATTCCGATGCACCTCTTCAAGATGGACGTGAACCTCGACTATGCCAAGGGCATCTACGAGTGCGAGTTCATGCCTAACTTCAACTTCGGTATCAACGTCCATGACCGTTGGGTGAACATCGGTACGGCTGCTAACTACAAGACTAAGAGCGCGCCGCTACTTGGTGAGATGGTACAGAACTTCCAGGACGCGTTGAATGCTAAGTCGAAAGACTTCTATCATGATATCTCAACAGCAGCGGTGGCTGGTGGCGTGACTACACAGAGCAATGGATCAGGCAAGTTTGGTCGCATTGTGCAGTACATGATCACACTTCCCAAGGAGTGGAAAGAGTTCAAGTGGACAGGAGTATCTCTCGACAACGCCATTGAGCGCACCTTTCCTAAGAAGACTGATGAAGCAAAGAAGACTGAGCAAGCCGCCGCCGCAGACCCTGGCACTGCAGCCACTCCTGCCACCAACGCCTTTACCTCTGTAAACCCAGGACAGACCATTCCGCAGGTGCTGGACCTGATGTTTGCCCAGGTAGATGAGATAAAGGCACTGGCCAATGCTGACAAGCTGAATGGCGGCAAGACGATCACCTTCTACAAGCACCTCGTTAGCATCTCATCTAACAACGACAGCTTCACAGTTCACGTCGATGTCATCCCGTTCGTGGTACCAAATGTAAAGCCACAGAAGGCCAACACCACCCAGTCCACTGATACCTCGATCAAGGAGCAGTACAGCGCCTTTACCACACGTGGCGGCTCAGAGTGGGTGCCGAAGGACTACTTCGAGATGGAGTACATCTTCACTGGTAAGAACCTGGACATCCTTCACTTTGACATGAAGATCCAGAACATTCAGACCCTGCTTGCCAGCAATGTCCGTGCAAGTGAGGGGCGACTATTCGGTGACTCACTTGGCGATGGTCAGAAGGATGTCATCAAGGACCCAAAGGGTGCAAGCAACAATAACACTGGACCGCATGCATCGCTCGCAAGTCGTGAGTCATTCAACACACGGCCTTACGATCCTATTCTTATTCCAATGATGACTGAGGAACAGCGCGCTGGCTTCGCACAGTATGTCTCTGCTCGTAAGGAGAGTGACCAGAACAAGCTCGTCGAGAACAGTCTGGCCTACTCGCAGAATCTCTCTACCTTCTACGCCCGCTCGCCTGTGCACATCAACATCAAGATCAAGGGCAACCCTTTCATCTTTGAGAAGTTTGCGCTGCAAGAGCCAGTGCCGCATGCATCTCCAGTTACGATTGCAAATGGTAATGTCTCTAACAGCGACCCTAATGTTGAGGGAGATTATCGCAAACGCCTTGAGACAGAGATCCTGAAGCTGAACGGTCTAACCGAGGGTGCAACGAAGGGCACCTTTGCAGTCAAGCCTATCGGCATGCAGTCGTATGTGGCTGGCCCGGTGTTTGTAAAGGTTGCAATCAAGGGACCAAACGTAGACCCACGTACTCAAGAGATGAGTCAAGAGCTGGACGGCAATCAGAGCTTTGCTACTGAGGTGGTGAGCAACAACTTCTATCGCGTGATGAAGGTCATCAACAGCATTGAGCACGGCGTCTTTACGCAGGAGCTTGAGATGTATTCAAACAACATGTTCGGAGATAAGCCGTAATGGATACCTTCGTTCAAGGTCTGGTAGTAGATACGAATGACCCACAGCAGATGGGTCGTGTGCGTGTGTGGTGCCCATCCATTGACGGTGAGAACAACCAGCCTGAAAACCTGCCATGGGCCCGCTACGTTAGCCCATTGGCCGGTCAGACGGTAGACTGTCCAGTCGATGGCGTCGAGAACACCGGACCTGTCTCATATGGTTTCTGGGCTATCCCAAAGCAGGGCGCCACCGTCATCATCGGCTTCCTCTACGGCGACCGCAACCAACGCTTCTACCTCGGCTCCTTCTTTCCGGACCATGGCAACCGGTCTCTGCCGATTGGTCGCAACAGTGATGGCGCGCCGACTACCGACAGCTATGAGGACCTACAGCCGCTGAAGTCCAACCTCGATACTCAGTTTGGGGGCGATCTAACCTCGCCACAGGCACGCAGCCGGGGCGCGTATGAGCGTCAGGTGGCTCAAGCCTTGACCGACAAGGATGGCACTGAGGGCTACCAGAAGTCGCAGAAGGAAAACACGGCAGTTGACAAGCAGTATGATCCACAGACCTACTGCCTGACCACACCAGGGCGCCACTCGATCATCATGCAGGACCATCCTGAGACATCACGTCTGCGTATCAAGACCGCTCGTGGCCATCAGATGATCATGGACGATGCCAATGAACGCATCTACGTCAGCACCGCCAAGGGCAACACCTGGCTGGAGCTCGATGAGGATGGTCACGTGCATGTCTACGCAGGCGCTGACATCAGCATGTCCACTGCTGGTGACTTCAACGTGACAGCCAAGGGCAGCTTCAACGTGCAGGCGGCCGGTGACATCAACATGGCTGCAAGTGGACACACCTACATCTCAGCGTGCAAGGACATGTCGATGAATGCTGGTGACCAGCTCTTCACTGCCAGCGGTGCTGACACCCACATCAAGTCAGGTGCCAGCCTCTACCAGTCAAGCGTATCCAACCTACACATCAAGGCAGGCTCTGCCACCTACGTAACAGGCGGCTCTACCATCCAGCTTAATGGTGGTGGCTCCATCATCCAGACCGCTGGTGCTATTCACTTGAATGGACCAGGAGCAACCGCGGCCACCGATGCAACAGAGGGACCGTGCCCCGCTGATCCAAGCATCGTGCCTAACCACGAGCCATGGGAACGTCCTGCTACCTCCGGTACCCGCAACAAGAACTGGAAGCCGTAATGAAGCTGTCTGAGATCCTTGACGAGGCTGACTACCCGATCGCCTACATACTCATTCGTGATCGTCTGAAGAAGGGCGAGCAGATCAGGTTTCACAGCGAGGGTACCCGTGGCTTCATCAAGAGCATAGAGCCTGAGACTGACGGCTTCAAGATGCATTACGATGAGACGACCGCTGACTGGACGATCAGATCGTATCTGAAGGATGAGTACACCCATGTCAGGCTGGCTGAACTCACTGATGCCACCCTCACGAAGATCGAAGACGGCTGGCACCTTGAGCTACCACTCTATGACGGCGGGGCAGCAGCTCGAGCACAGAAGACCTTCAAGGCCAAGAACAGGAAGAACCAATCATGACACGACCAACCTATCGCGGCTTCTCCACACGCAACCACCTGCTCAACCCAGTTGGTGGCTTCATGGTGACCAACGAGAAGGCCATCACTGAGGACCTGCTCAATCACATCTACACGGCACCAGGTGAGCGAGTGATGATGCCCACCTTCGGCACCCGTATACCACTGCTGGCGTTTGAACCGCTGGATGAGACCACCCTTGGCATCGTAGAGACCGACCTGCGGAAGGTCTTCAACTACGACCCGCGGGTCAAGCTACTCAGCCTGGCGGTGCAGGCGCTGCCTGACAACAATGCCATCGTTGCCTGGGCCGACCTGCAGTATGTGGAGCTGGGCACCACGGAGACCCTGAAGCTCGAGTTTCCTGTAGGTCAGTAGCGCCCTAAATAGCTGACTGAGAATACGGGATCACAATGGCACTTCGCACCACCTATATAGACAATAAGTACACTCGCTGGTATGCAGCGCTTGTAGAAAAGGCTCGTGTTAGGTTAAGTGTTGTTGGGCCAGTAGAAAAGCACCATGTACTTCCAAGATCATTGGGTGGTGGGGATGGTCAAGATAACATCGTGGTGTTGACGGTGCGTGAACACTTTATAGCCCATGCTATGCTCGTGCGCATGACTGTAGGTCAGGACTATCATCGCATGGCTAGAGCGCTTAAGTTCATGCTTTCCAATGTTGATGCTGTCGGGCACTACAAGCCTAAGTCATCCATCCTGTTCGAGGCTGTTAGGAAGCTGAAACCTCGCGCATCAACAGAGACGCGTAAGAAAATGAGTAAGACCCGTTTGGGTGTAAAGCGGCCTGCAGGGTTTGGCCAGAAGGTTGGGTTAGCACAGACTGGAAAGTATGTTTCACCAGATGTAGGACAAAAGATCGCAGCTAAACTGCGCTCATCATACCGGGTAAGCACCCCTGCAGGTAAGACGTTCGTTACGCATGACTTCAAGTCCTTGTGTAAGGAACTGGGTCTACGTTATGACACCATCATGCGGTCCTTCAGGGCCAACCAACCAGTACTACGCGGATCTTCCTGTGGCTGGCAGATCATGGAGAAACTATCTTGAGCCTTCGCACAACTTATTCCAGTGAAACCTGGGAAAAGATCTATCAGGCCTTCGGTGCTGTCAGTTTTGTGTCGTATGATTTCGACACAGTAAAGCAGTCGCTGGTAGACTACGTTCG